TATTGCTTTTTGTCCAAAAATAAACAGCGGTTAAAATAAACACCACATAAGCAATGCCTGTTTCGTCTAACATCTTTAAAAATTCAATCATAAATCACCTTTGTATTAAAAAAAGCCACTTGTCTTAGCGGCAGAGGTAGGAGTTGTTTGTTATTGCATTAATGCCGCGTAATCGTGATCACTTTTAAAATCGTTTAAGTAAATTTCATCAACGCCTTTTTCAGCGTCTTTGTAAATATTAATGTCGTTGTCGTTAACGTGTTCATAAACAATTTCTTTTAATTTTTCTGAACCAATCATTTCTTCACCTTCTTCATCGGTAAATGAAATGTCGTCAACTAAACACTCACGATCATCTTCAATGTCGTGGTGAAAATCAGCAGGTATATATTTACCGCTAAGTGTTGCCGTAGCGGAAACGCCAATGTCAACACCATCGTTTGATACGATGTCGAAGTAAAGTTGTATTTCCATTTTACACCGCCTTGTTGCTAAATTTTTGAATGTGACCGAATTGGAACGAGCCAGCCCAATAATTTGTTTTAAAAACTACTCTTGTGTCGTTAATTTCCGTTACTTCGCACCAAACGTTGTTTACAAAAACTTTTGTGCCAACTTGTATTTTTTTAGATATTTTTTTCATAATTATTTTCTCCTAAAATGCGCGGCTTGCACCGCGCTTTGTTGTTATTAAATTACCGAATAATGCACTGGGCGTTCATATCTGCCGTTACTGTTTCTGTAAACACTTATTAAACGCTCGCCTGTGTTTACTTGCACTGTTTCACCGTAGTTAATATTTGTTCCAGTAGTCCATTGGTCAACTAATCCTTCAGATTCTAATGCTTGGTTTAATGTATCAAAATAGTTGTTCATTTTAAGCTCCTAAATTATTTTATTATTGTTTCGCCTTCTTGAAAGCGTGGTTATATATTAAACCTTCTATTTTAAAAAGTAAACATATTTTTTTACATTTTAAACAATAGAATCTAAAAAAGCCTGATAAGCCGCTTCATAACCCAGCGCAACGCAAACAAATGCGCCTGCATCATGTGCAGCTTTAAGATATTCAAGTTGCCCATCCTGCCATTTTGACTTGGTGTGATCTTGCCTTTTCAGCTCGCAAACAAATGCTCTGCCTGTTGGAATAATGATGTCAGGCGCACCTTTCGTCATGCCCTCGCTTTTTTGCCGCGCTACCTGCTGCCAGTTGCGTTTGCCTTCGTTTCTGATATGTGTGGCAATCTTTCCATAAGTTGTTGGGTATTCGCGTCTTATACGCGCAAAAAAAGTTATTGCTTCAAGTGTTTCGCTGGGGCAATCGCCACGAAAACCAACATCGCCATAAACTTTAAGCCACTGGGGGAATTTCATCGTTTAATACTCGCGCGTTGTAATTGTAAATTTTATAAAAATCGCCAACTTTTTGATAAGTGATTGTTTCTGGTGATTGCGTTCCGCCTTTTGTCGCTGACATAAACCAATCATGATCGCGTTTAACCACTGGCGTAAAAAACACGGTAAACGTTCGCCATGCAGTAGTAAATTCAACCCGCAAGCATTCATTTCCTGCTTTGCTAATTGTTGGCTTAACTTTCATATCAATAACATCATCGGTTTGCATTTGATATGGATCGCTTTTTCGCTCGCGGTATTGCCTAACCAATTTTTCGTTAGGGTCAATTAGTTCTTCTTTGCACCCGCCACAATAACGCGCTGCAACATCATTTTCATGACCGCACTCGTGGCATGGCTTAAAACTCCATTTATAATTGCATAATTCAGACTGACATGACCGGCTATGATGCGCAGGAAAAAAACCATACTCGGTTTCAATTCTATTTCCTTGCAAGTCTACAAAATAACCGTTGTCATCAATGCCAAAACCCGCGTCATTGTCACGCGGTTTGGTTTCATTCAATAAACCACAATCAGGACAACGCGCAATCAGATATTCACCATCAAACTCTGCATTGTTACTGGTTTTAATGTCGGGATTAAAAACATCACCATCGGGGCAATGTCGCTCGATGTTCTCAGCATAATCTAAGACTAAGCAATCCTGCTTTCCATCGCTTAGACGTAATCCACGCCCAATTATTTGCTGTAATAATGCGGCTGACTCGGTAGCGCGTAAAATTGCGACAACATCGCAATGAGGCGCATCAAATCCAGTCGTTAAAACCGCCACATTTACTAAATATTTTAAAATCTGCGCTTTGAATTTAAGCAGGATTATTTCACGCTCACGAGCTGGTGTGCCGCCTGTGACAATAGCCGATAATTCTGGCGGTAAAGATTCCATGATCTCACCCGCGTGTTGAATCGTAGCCGCAAAAAATAACACGCCTTTACGATCTCGCGATTGCTCGATAACATCCGCGACAATCTCAGCCGTTAACCTGCCTTTGCCGTGATACGCCTTGTCAATATCATCTTTGCTAAAATTACCCATTGCATTAGTTTGCATGTTTAGCGTTTCATAATGCTTGCTATGGATTGCACCAATTACGGGTTGGCATAGATAACCTTGCTGGATTAACTCACGCGCGGTGATCTTGTAAATCAATCTATCAAAATACGGGTTGCGTGTTTTGCTTTCATGCAGTGCTACACCGCGCAAATCATGTTTGAAAATATACCCACTTCCCATGCGGTAAGGTGTAGCTGATAACCCAATAATGCGCAGACGTTCGTTAAAAACTTGCAATTGTTCAATAATATGAATGACGGTTGGCGTAATCTTGTGGCACTCGTCAATAATCACTGCGCAGAATTGACTGCCAAAACGTTCAAGCTGGTTTTTAATACTGACAGGCGTTCCGACTACCAATGGATTAGCAAGGCAGGTTTCACCAACGCTTGCACTAAACAACGACACTGGATTTCCTGTTGCAATAATCTTATCGGCATTTTGCTCAAGCAGTTCTTTACTTGGCACAATACATAAAACGTGTTTGCCTTTGCTTACTTTGTTTAACGAGTTGGCTATCTCAGCCACAATAATTGATTTACCTGCACCTGTGGGCAATTCAAGAACGCATGGCGCGGTGTTCTTGCGAACCCACGCTATGCAGTCATCATGCGCCTGTTGTTGGTATGGGCGCATTTTCATTTAAGACAACCTCCAATACTCACTCGCTGCACCCATATATGGCGTTAAATTCGCGTTAGGTAGCAATTCTTTTACGGCTTTGGCGTAGCTCACTGCGCCTTTTTTGACTACTTTTGTTAATTTATGACCGTTGATCTCGCTGTCTTGTTCTTTGCAATCTCGAACAATATGCTCAAGCACACCATTTTTAATCGCTTCAAGCTCTGCGATCTGCGCAGACAATTCAAAATAATACTCCACGCGGTACGCTGTCGAGTTGGCAGTATTGGTGGCGCGTTTATCTTGCAAATACTTTTCTGGGTTATCACGCTCGATTAAATAATCGGCATGAAAACTTTTTAAAATTGGCAAGTGTTTGTTTATCCACTCACGATCATAATCAACGGTTTCTATTTGGTCGCCATTTGGACTCCATTGATAAAAATCACATGCGCTCATGTGTGTTACAAACAATTGCACCTGAATCTGCGCATAATAATGCGGCTGCTGTGCTAATAATTTAAACACAGGTGGATTTTTATCACGTTGACCGTATGGGCATTTAATCTCGATTAGTTTATCAAAACCAACAAATCCATCGGGACTTGCTCCTAGCCAGTAATCGTGTGTATAAAACCCACATTTTTCTACATAAACACCTGTTTTTAACTGATAATCCATCTTTGCTAAATCTTCGTGAAACGTGCCATATTCTGTGGCTTGGTTGCCTTTAAATTCACGCTCTGCGTTGTGATATTCACGCACCATGTTGCGCATGACATCTTCACGTTTCATAAATGGGGATAATCCAAGTATTGCGCCAACGCTTGAACCTGTAACGCGATATTTTCGTTGTTCAAACCATTCTGGTGTTCTTTGCTCTATCATTTTACTCACCTTTATTTGCTGCACGTCCATGTGCGTTTGTTTAGTTAATTATCAGAAAGGAACATCGAAATTATCATCAGCAATTTCTGGCGTTGGTGCTACTTTTACAGGTTCTTCAACACTGCGTGGTGATACCGCTGCAACCCAGTTGCCTGTTTTGTCGTTAATTTCCCACACCATAACTTTAATTAGCATGGGTTTATTCATTATTTGCAGTAACGTTACATTAGTTGGTGCTGCATTAAACTGTGCTAATACTCCACCAGCATTTTTATCAATAGCTGCAAGCATATTTAAAGCCTTGTCTCGTTTTTTTGTGTCTGCGTCAAATACTCGCACCTTTTGAAACACTTTGCGGTTTTTATAAGCGTCTGGTTTGTTTACTGTCCACGCCAAATTAATATATTCATCGCCTTGATATTCCGCAATGTTAGCTTCAGTAATCATGGCTAAGCATGTTGTGTTTTCCGGTATCAACGCAATACCACCACCTGATTCAAATTTACCTGTTGTATCTGTTGCGCTTTTACCTTCGCTTGTTTGCCAAAAACTCATAATTATTCTCCTAAAAATTTTAATAATGGATTGATTCCGTGTTGGATAAAAATATCGTCAGTTAATCCCATGCGGTTTTTACTAACGCTGGACGCTTCACTTGTGCATTGAATAATCCGCTCACCCGTGCTTTTTGCTTTTGATTTCTTTTGTTCATCTTTCATCACAAAAGTTTCTAGGCGCATAAAACCTACAAAATCTGCATCATCAATGTAATGGCTTTGTGATTTCTTTTCCATTTTTAAACCATACTGTTGGTAAGCCTCACTGTCTGGCAAATCAATTGTGTTTAATTCTGCGTGGCTTAAAAAAACAATGTTCATGTCTTTTTTATCCACTAAAATCTGACACGCTTTGCGTACTCTGCCGTGCATAGATGATAATGCCTGATAACCAGCACCATAACCACCCATTGCAAGTGCTAATGCTTTCGCGCTGGTGTTGCCTTTGGTTATTTCGTCAGTAAACAGACGATCTAATTTACTGATTGAATCAATCACCAACGTTTTGTACTGGTGATCTTCATTGATTAAAGTTAACAATTGATTGTAAATATCGTCAGAGCTGGTAAGCAATGGGAAAGCGTCAGGCATCGCGTTTGTAGGAACAGAAGATAAACCATCTTCTGCTCTGATAAAAATAGGTGCGGGGAATGTGCTGGCTAGACTGGTTTTGCCAATACCTGCGCCACCGTAAATGGTGAACAATCGGTATTTATTAACGGGTTTGCTAATCGTGCTTAAAAGGCTCATTGTGTTGCTCCGCATT